GCCTGCCTGTGCATCAGCGGTGCCGTCGTTGTTAGCGTCTTGCTGACCAAGGAGGCGAATATAAGTTAGCGGAGCAACATTAGCGTTAAGAAACGCTTTCGCTGCATAAGTTCCATACATTGGAGACTGGTAGTTGCCGCCACGGTAAACATCACCACCACCGTTGCCTGGAACCGCATCACCCATTAGCTCAACGAACTCTGAATAAGATTGAACTTTCACAGGAGTCATAGCAAGACCGCGAGTTGCGCGACCAATAACAACTGGACCAATTGCATCTGACTCGCGTGGTCTAAAAGAGTTGTCAATCTCGTTAATGAAAACCCCTGGTGAAACAAACTTAAAATTCTTTACTGACATTTATAGATCCTCACTTTAAGTTGGTGGTATAAACCACCTTAGTCATACCTAAATAGTGTCGAGCGGTTCAAAAGGAGATCAGGAAGAAAACAAATATAATGTTTTTGTTCTCAGGAACTGATCGTATAGAAGCCATCATCGTCTTCTTTTACAATTGATTCCATTGGATATGTAATCTCAACAAAGTTTTCTTCGACCCTTACAATAGGTCTATCATCGTTCTCGCCTTCGCCAATTAAATAACCAAGAACTTTTATGCTTATTTCTGTACTGAATATTCTTATGTCCTCACCAAGAGCAGCAGTATTGTTGTTGTGTGAGAAGTTTTGATCAATAAACGCTTCGTATGTGTGTCCATTCCTGCGAAGATTAAAAGCATTTATTTGCCCTGTACGTGCCATGAACGGAGTTATTATTTCGTTCATTTGCTGTTGGTATTCTGTTTTAATTGTAATTTTATAATCTAAGTTTATATAAACTGGAAATGGAATTGAAAGAGAACGAACAACAATTTTTTTGTTAACTCTTGTGGCGTATTTCTGCGTTGTGCCACCAGTGTAGTTTGCTGCGCGTGTATTGCCAACAACAGCAAAGTTTCTTGTTTTATCTTGAACAATTTGTTTTGCAATAACCATACGCCCTGCTCTACCATTTTTATCTTTAGAGTATAAATGAGCTTGGAAAGATCCTTTTCTTGCTGGATCTTTTACTATGCCAGTGCGTTCAATGCTGATAACTGGAAGAATTAAAACACCGTCATTATCTCTTAAAGATTTATCGTCTTTTACTTGGAACGCTCGCTCTGGAGATTGCCAGAATACAGGAACCTTATTCCAGCCTTTGTTTGTTGTTGCGCTAAGTGCTAGATCTTCTTTTAGCCATGAAACAATTGCGTAATCTATTGTCTCAATAGAAGAGTTTAGCATACCAACTTCACTTAGTTTTAACTCAGTGCCTGGAGGTATCATAGCGAAATCAAAATCTTTAGGTAGCATCAAACGCTCCTTGTCTTGTGAGTCTGCATGTTGCTGAAATCTCAAAAGATTGACCAGCTTGACCAAATAATAGTTTTGGCTTTGAAGTTTTTACTATCTCATAATAACTATCATTATATAAAACATAATCGCCAACACGAACAGATAAATTTTGATCTGTTTCCAATCTTCGCTTATGAAAATGTACATTAATTTCTGATGAATTATCCACACCAACACCATCTAAATACTTTGTTGAGAAATCTGTATATTCCACAAGAGCATAAACATGAAGAGGAGGCAAGAAAGTTTTTTCTATTGCTTCTCCGTACAAATCATGAAAGTTTGTTCTCTCAACATCAATAGGATAATAAAGAATCTGCTGACCAATTACTTTTTCGATCAGTTCATCGTTAACTTGCTTTACGAGATCACGCTCTTTCTTGCCGAGAAAGAGCGGAGGAGGAGGTGCTGCTGGTCTAGACCATTCGTTATCAGACATTTAGTTACCCCACGAAGATTGGTAGCGGAGATTGCTTGAAAGTATTTGCAGCAGCTTCAGCGGTTTCAGAATCTTGTTTAGCAAGTTCAGTGTATGTGACTTTATCGAGGATCTCCATTAATTTATCTTTTAATTGTTGCTGTTCGTCTTTTGCCTGCGACAATAACTCTGAATGGTTTAGCGTAACAGATTCACCTGGGATTGGCATAGTTGTATATTTGCCTCGTACTTGTCCAAGCATTTCTTTACATAACGCCAAAGCATACTTACGAATCCATTGTTTACCAATAGAGTTGATGTTTGCATATGGAAGATTATCAAAAGGAAGAGTATTGATGTTGTTAATGCCGTCTACGCCATCATTATAATTTGCATTTACATCCCAGGAGTTTGCATTATCAACATAAAAGTTGACCCAAACACGATTGTATTCTGAATCTCCAAAACCAAACTTATCTGGCTGAGGAAATAATCTTAATTTGTTGTCTCTTAGCTCATAAGAATAATGAGAGGTTCTGGTATAAATTGAATCTTCGTACATGATTGCTTGAAGTTTATTTTGCCAAGTTGGGATAATCTCAAATGTAGAATCATCAGCAAATTGTCCGTAAGTTGAATAATTGCCAACAACGCCTACGCCACCATAATAACCGTAGAAACGCCACATAGCACGAGGAGACTTATAAAAAACTTTAGTAATAATAACCCTATTCGTTCCAACTGCACCAGAATAAGGCACAGCATTTCCAGCATCGTCAACACCAGAATCTGAAGCGCTAACAATAATTGTTTGTAAATCGTAGTCTTGAACACCTTCTGTTATACTGAAAGAAGCTGAATAAATTGGTGTTGTCCCGCCAAAGCCGGCAATCGTTGACATTACATCACCGACTCCGCGAGCGTGTGCGATTTGAAATCTTGGATAACGAAGGTTTACAGAAGATGGACCTTCTTTTAATTCACCTTTATGGTCAAATGTTCCTGTTTGTTCTCCAAGAACACTTGATACAATGTTCTGTGCTTGATGAAGATTTACAATATAAGAATATTCAAGCACAGCTTCTTCGTATGCCGTATAAACATCAGCAGCAGTTAATTCAATATCAACAACAGAACCACCAAGTTTTTTGAAAACATAATTAACTTGAAGTGCTGCCCCACTAAGAAAGTCTGATGAACCAGTATAAATACCATAAGGCACTGCTGATGCAACATCAGATGCAGTACCAGTAGATGGTAAAACTAAAGCGCTAACCTGTGATAATGGATTAAGGTTTGTTGGCATTTGTAGAAGTTTCCTTTAATTTACTCTGCTGATTTTTTACTGCGAGTGCTTTTACGGATAGTTTTTTTAACTGATTCTGGGGCAGGTTGTGGCTCGATAGGGGCAGCTTCTGCAACAGGCTCCACGACTGGCTGTGGCGCTGGAACAGGAGCGGGTGCCGCTGGAGCTTCAACAGCTTTTGAGCGTAGTAGTTTCTTTTTTCGAATATTCATGTTTAACTCCTTTAACGAAACTATAGTAAGTAGTTATGGAAAAATAAAAAGCCCCTGGCTTTCACCAGGGGCTAGCTATCATTTATAGCTTATTGGTTCTAGGAGCCAGACTCGCCTAGAAGACCACGGATGACGACTAGACCATAAAGGTCTGGACGGACCATCTTCTTCGCATAACGGGTCATGACCCCCTTGCGAGGCACGAAGTCCTCTGGACCAAAGATGGTTGGAGTGGTCTGTAGTGGAACGTATGGAGCGTAAACGTAACCGCTTTCTAGGAAAGAGCTACCTCTACGACCAACGAGGACCACGTTGCGTAGGAAGTATGGGTCAACAATGACATCAAACTTCTTGCTTAGTGAGCCAACCTTGACTGCACCAACAGAACCAGACTCATCATCAGCGGTAACAGAAGCACGGAAACCAGCGGTGAACTCTAGAATGTTAGCAACTTCAGGTCCGACGACGATGAAGTTAGCGCCACCTCTAAGAGTCTTGCGGTGAATCTGTGCAGAAACATCGTTGATGGTTTCGACTAGAGTCTCGTACCACTCGCTAACAGTACCAGTGAAGTCTGGAGCGGCAGCAGAAGCGCCGATCTCAGTACCAGTTTCGCGGTTAACGAATAGACCTGGAGAGCGAGCCCAATAGTAGGTGCCAGCGGTAGCACCGTTAACGAGGTCCGCTAGAATCTCACGGTCGATTTCTAGAGCAATCTGCTCGGATAGGATGCTGGTTAGCTCAACCTCTGCATCGAGGTTGTGATAAGCGTTTAGATCCTGACCAAGCTCTGGTGTCCACTTAGCCTTTAGCTTCTTGGTTTGAGCGGTAACAGCGATAGAATCAACTTTGATGTCGATCTCTGGGATTAGCTCAGAACCTTCGAGTCCCCACTCTGATGCACCGACAACAGCACCAAGAGCGGTAGCGCTGGTTAGATTGTCGCGAAGTGCAAAAGATGCAGTAAGACCAACAGCCTCGGCAACTGCGCCAGTGTTGATATCGTCAGCTGTCGTGCCAGAAGGAGCAACAACCGTGAATAGTAGTTCATCGGCAGAAACTAAGCCAGTTGCGACATCGGCGGCAGAAGCAACACGAGTTAAGCGACGAACTAAGTTACCAGCAGAAGTAAGGGACGAGCCAATACCTGTCTGCTGAGTAATGGTGACATCGTTAAGCACGATTGGAGCCGTGTTGTCAAGATCGATGTTGTTGCCAGTATAGCTAGCTTGAGCAACAGCAAAAACTGCAACAGCGTAAGCTGTGCTTGAGCCACTTAAAGCTAGAATGTCTGGATCGAACTGTAGAAGCTTTTTCTGAGCCTCAGAAGCGGAATCCAGATCGAAAGCCTGTAGATCATAGCCGCTTAAGGCAACCTCAACACTGCCGGTTGGTGAAGCGTAAGCATAACCACGAGCACCGACTGTACGAGCACCACCAAAGTCAACCTTAGCGCTGTTTAGAAGATCAACGCCACCAGTGATCTGGGAGCCAACCTGATCAGTACCGTAAATGGACTTATCAGCAATGTTGCCAAGACGACTAGTCTGTGAGCCAGAAGCACCTAGATTTGGTGAGAACACGAAGTCTAGGAAGAAAATAAGCCCAGATGGTAGGCTCATTGGCTGAACGCTAACGAGATCGTTGGCGATTAGACCAGCGAAAACGCGGCGAACAATTGGGAATGCGACGGCAGCGAAGCCCTCAACATCACCAGCAGACATGCTGGAAGACTCACGGAGTAGTTCCTTTGCTTGGTTCTCAAGCAGGCGAGCCATAGAAGCGCGTTTACGGTCGTTGTTTAGACCCTCTAGGAGTCCAGTGCGCTCCCATTTCTTTAATAGCGCGTTAGATTCTGCGCGCATATCACGATTGACAACACCTTCGGTCAATCTTTCGATAATAGACATAAGATATACCTCCTTTTATTTGATACCTGCTAGTCTACGCATACGTTCTGCGAACGCATCAGTTTGTGTGCTTTCCTGACGGGAAGCGCGGATAACAGAAGAAGGACGATGAATAGCTTCGCTTAGTGATTTTGGACTGTGACGTTCGCCAGCAGACTCCACTGTGCTTTGAAGTGTTTCGTAGATTGTCTTTGCTTCTGAAACAGAATCTGCGCGGGAAATAGCTTCGACAATTTTATTCTTTTGTCGCTCATTAAAGGAGGTA